TATCTGCTTGCTCCCTGACCTGTTTTAACGAATTGAAAGCGAATCGGTTACATCAAACAATACGGAGAGAGAAAATGGCAGAACGAATTTACATCGTCAACAGTGCCCAAGGCGCGCGACTAGTCAAAGCCAACCTGCGCCAGCAGGCCCTGAGTTACGTCGCCAACAGCACCTTCACGGTCCGAGTAGCGACTCAAGATGATCTGGTAACCCAGCTCACGGCCGGAGCCAAGATCGAGCAGTACAAGGCCGAGGACGGCGAGCAGCCCGGGGATTGATCCGGAGATCTATGTGACCTTCAGCCCGGATTGGACCGCATGGATCAAAACCAACACGGCCGCCGGTGTAAAGCCGGACGTCGTCTTCGGAATACTCCTGCGGCATGGCTTCGGGTACGAGTCAATACGGCAAGAGATCGGTTACACACCGAGCGTGCCGTTAGACAGGCTGCTGAACCCGCACAGAGCACCGCACGAGTTTCTGCCAAATTACACCCGCCAAGGGTTTCAGAAGTTCCCCGTGCCCAAGCCACTGTTTGACAAAATGTTGCGTTTTTACAACGAGAACAAAAACACTGAGAAAGATGAGCACGTCGAGGGTTTTATCTCGGGCGTGTCCTCGAGTAAACCAAGCACGACCATTGAGCTGCCGGACGCGCTCCGCAAAGAGATCCAAGACACCCTGAGCCCATTGGTGGCAACATGGAGCGACAAGGCCGTAGACCCAACCTACGTGTACGGCATTCGTGTGTACAAGGACAAGGCGGTGCTCAAGCCCCACCGGGACAGGATAGAGACCCACATCTTCGGTGCCATCATCAACATTGATCAGGACGTGCGCGAGGACTGGCCACTGATAATCGAGGACCACGCCTACGAGCCGCACCAGATCCTGATGACACCCGGCGAGATGGTCTTCTACGAGTCCGCCCGCCTGAAGCACGGCAGACCAGTACCGCTAGAGGGCAACGCCTTTGCCAATGTGTTCTGCCACTTTACACCAAGCGATTACAAATCACCAAGTATCAGGTACGATACGCCCAAATTAACGGACGAGGATTAAGGTCATGCCAGAAACCGCCGCAAAGCCATCAAAACGGGCTACAGCAGCCCAAAAGCCTAAAGCCAAGGGTAAGGTAGCCAAGCAGCCTGTCAGCGCTCCTCAGAGGACAAGCAAGTCAACCTACACCACACATATAGCTGACTTCATCTGCATCAGGCTGTCAGAGGGTGAGAGCTTGCAGGAAATTGTGAAGACTGAGGGAATGCCAGACAGGGCGACTGTGTACCGGTGGTTGCTGGAGCAGCCCTTGTTCTGCGACAAATACATACGCGCACGCGAAGAACAGGCCGACACGCTGGCCGACGAGATTATTGGTATCGCTGACGAGTCGCCCGAGACTGTGGAGGTGCTAAACAAGCACGGTGAGGTGATTGACATCAAGATTGACTCAGGGTACGTGGCCTACCAGAAACAGCGCATCGAGGCCCGCAAGTGGACGGCCATGAAGCTCAAGCCTAAAAAGTACGGCGACAAACTTGAGCTGGCCGGCGACCCCAACAATCCTATCAAGATTGAGGCGCAGGTGGAGGCCGACAACTTCCTCGCGACGATCATGAAGAACGCGGAGTTGAAACGGCAAGTCTCGGCTAATGAGTGACATCGCGGAGATCGTCTCGGACCCGGAGGTCCAGAGGCACCTAGCGGCTGCAAGCCCCGAGTACCGATTGGCGTGGGCGTGGAGGATGAGCTGGTTCGCTACCCAGCACAAGCACCAGATTTTGCCGCCCGGAGACTGGTGGTCCATCTGGCTGATGCTGGCTGGACGTGGAGCTGGCAAGACCCGCACGGCTGCCGAGCAGATAGCTTGGTGGGCTTATGAGCAGCCCGGCACCCGCTGGCTGGTAGCTGCACCTACCTCGGCTGACGTCCGGGGGACGTGCTTCGAGGGCGACTCCGGCCTGCTGGCGGTGATCCCCAAGTCATTGGTGGCTGACTACAACAAGACCGCGCACGAGCTTCGTCTGCACAACGGCAGTCTGATTAAGGGTATACCCGCATATGAGCCTGAGCGCTTCCGGGGTCCACAATTCCACGGGGGCTGGTGTATCCCACCAAATGCCATGATTGCGTTGCCAGATGGGAGCGAGATAGCAATAGAATTTGTGCGGCCCGGCGATTCGGTCATGACCCGTTATGGCCCTCGTAAAGTGGTGGCTTCTGGCGTATCTGGCAATCCCGCTGGCTTGGTATCAATCGATTGTGGTGAGGTAGTATTGACCACAACCGATGATCACCCCATACTTGTTGGTGACCAGTGGATTCCCGCTGGCAACATCAAGGCAGGGGATTTTGTATGGAGAGCGTCATTTACGACGGAGTCACTTGGCATAAAAGGCCAAGCGGGCATTACCAAAACAAGCGCCGAGGCTACTTCCACAGGTACATCTGGGAGCGGGCGCATGGCCCAATTCCGAAAGGCTTTGTTGTCCATCACGTCGATCACAACGTCAAAAACAACGACGTCTCAAATCTTGCTCTTATGTCAAAGTCGGACCATCAGAGACATCACAAGATGGGGACAACAAACAGCGAAGCTCAAAAGAACGCTGCTCGAAAAACTTTGGCCTCTTTGCGAACACCGAAGATTGGTCAATGCATTCAATGCAACAAAGAGTTTGTTTCACTATCAGCCAACAAGGTTGGCAGGTTCTGCTGTAGGCCGTGCTTGGACAGGTGGCGAGACAACCGCCAGTTTCCCAAACAAGTCACTTGCGTTAAGTGCGGGGGCGAGTACAAACAAATTCGAGAAAGCCATAAGCTCTGTTCAATCGGCTGTCGAAAAGCAGTGGCGCTTCAATCAAATCCCGGTAAGAAGCGTCGAACGGTTGCCCAACACGCTGACGTACAACCTGACAGTTGAGGGTGAGCACGAGTTCATAGCCAACGGCATTGTTGTCCACAATTGCGACGAGCTGGCGGCGTGGGACTATATACAAGAGGCGTGGGACCAGATCCAGTTCGGCATGCGGCTGGGCAAGCGCACCCGGATGATCTGCACCACCACGCCCCGCCCTAAAGACTTGATCATCGAGCTGATAGGCCGGGAGGGCAGCGATGTGGTGATGACCACCGCCTCGACCTACACCAATCTGGCCAACCTGTCGGAGAACTTCCGCAAGCAGATTTTGAGCTACGAGGGCACCACACTTGGCCGACAGGAGATCTACGCCGAGATTATTGACCCGGAGGAGGGTGGGATCGTCAAGCGGGACATGTTCAAGCTCTGGCCTGCCGGCCGGCCGTTCCCCAAGTTTGAGTACATCCTGCAGTCCTACGACGTTGCCACCAGCGAGAAGGCGCAGAACGACCCGACCGCCTGCATCACGTTTGGCTGCTTCAAGCCACAGGATGGCCCTATGGCGGCCATGGTGATTGACTGCTGGCAGGAGCGCATGATGTACCCCGACCTGCGGCCAAAGGTCATCGAGGAGTACGAGACCGTCTTCGGAGAGGGCAAGGACCGCAAGCGGGTTGACCTGCTGCTGATCGAGGACAAGAGCGCCGGGATCTCCCTGATCCAAGACCTCCAGCGTGCCCACCTGCCGGTCCGGGCCTACAACCCGGGCAGGGCGGACAAGATGCAGCGGCTGAACATTGTCAGCAACATCATTGCCCGGGGCCGGGTGTGGATCCCCGAGTCGGATCACCGCAAGGGCTACGTCAAGGACTGGGCCGAGGGCTTTGTCAGCCAGATTTGTAGCTTCCCCGAGACGACCCACGACGACCTCGTGGACGCGTGCACGCAGGCCCTGCGCTACCTGCGGGATGCCGGGTGGCTGGACATTGACCCACCCCCTGACGACGATTGGGACGAGGACGACTATGTGGACAGTGGCAAACAAAAACGGGTTAACCCCTATGCATCCTGATAAATCTGTGGTACAGTGGGGCTGTTGCCGTAGGAAGCGACCGACTGAAGCCGTTTACTCATGCCTCTTCCACCTGATGGTGGTTCCTACAGGGGGCAGTAGTAAACGGCTTTTTTGTTTCTACGGCGACTCGGACACCATGCGGCACGTCGGTGGTGGAGTCTTAAAGAACCCTGTGACACGAGCAAGCCATAGCAGGGGCGGTGGGCGAATTCCCAGAGCCGGGCGGTTGAAACAAGTCTGGGATAGCGTAAGCGACGACTGGCTCCATACAGAGGATCGTCGAGGCGTAGAGCGAACTTTGATTTTGATCACGGTAAGGCTACGCTTTGCTCAAACATTCACCACCAGAGGTCTACATGCAGATAACTAGAGAGTGGTTAGATCAAATAAGTGATCTTGAGGGGTTGACCAATGGCCAACAGAAACTGCTCAACATCTGGTGCCAATCTGCCCCCTACGTTGACAAACTGATCCCTGATATGGTGGCCCGTTTCCTTGAGAACTGCCGGGGGTATCGGGAGATGCCTCAACACGTCAAAGACTTCAAGGGATGGGTGTAGCTATGGTCAAATTAAACTCTAGCGTTTATGATGACGGTATTCCCGCAAAAGGATTAGCATGAATAGCAAGCCCCTGCCCAAGATCCAGTCATTCCTCAAAGAACTGAAACGTAAAAACTCGGCTGAGTCAAACGGCAAGAAGCAAACCTTCCAAGAGTGGTCGATGGCCGGGGGCGGAGTGCCGACGCAGTACAAGGGCCGGGAGCATGTCTGGCACGCCAAGGTGGACAAGTTTGCTGCCGGGGGTGAGGTCAAGATGGGTGCTGGTGGTGTCATGAAGGGGTTGATTGGCAAGGCTGCTGATGCGGCAAAGGCTACACGCAAAGCCCCGCAGGAGGACGCCTTGCGTCTAGCCCAGCAACGAGCCGCCCTGCCTTTAGACAAACGCGGTCTGGGATTGCCTGCCGACAACACGCCACAGCAAAGAGCGGCGGCAATGAAACGCAACACCGATGCGTACCACGGGTCAAGGCAAGACATTACTGGCGCATTCAGGCCGGGGTATGACGACAACTTGGCGTTTGTCACCAAGTCTCCAGAGTTTGCCAACAAGTGGATTGGCAAAGGCAAGATGCAGAAACGAGTTGGAGACCAAGCCAAACAAGAATTAAAGTCGGCTGAAGATATGTACAGAGACATGAAGTCCGAGCACATGGATTACGACAACCTCAGCAAGTTAGAGGGCGACGAGTTTCACAGTGAATATGACCGTAGAAATGCAATATTCAAAGCGGAAGCAGAGAGAGAGTTTGGACTACAAGGTTCGCCCGACAAGATTCACTCTACAGTTTACCCGCTGACGGTTGAGTCAAACAAGATATTTAATCCAGAGACCGATATGGATGTGATGGCCGAC